TACATCCGGTTCCCACTCGCGGTAGGTTTCATAAGCCTTCTGCTTAAGCTCTGGGAATTCATATCGGTCCTTAAACGCATCCAGCAAGATGATATTCGTTTCTCCTTCCTCTGTCGTCCACACACCCCAGGTCGTACAAGCAGAAAAGTCAGCCCTATTGTGCTTAAGAAACGCCGTATCCCAACTCTGAATCACAAAATCACATGGCGGCGGCCTATCTGACTCCCACCTTTTCCACCATTCACGCTTAACAATCGCACCTTCTTCTGCCGTCGGCTGCTGCTGGTACTGAGCATTCCATTTACCTACCGGCAACTCCTCTTTAAGCGCTAATAACTCCTCTAACTTCCAAAACTCAGGCCAAACCGGCTTACCTGACGGCATAATCGCAGGTAATTCAATAACCTCCCACTCATCACCACCTCTTGTTTGACTGGCTTTAATAACCTGGCCCGTTAAATCTCTCAACGACCAACGAGTAGCCACAATAATAATAGCCCCGCCAGGTTGTAATCGCTGCCGCGGCCCAGATGTATACCATTCATATACTGCATCAAATATATCTGGTTTATGCGCCGCTAATTTTGCTTCCTGTTCTGAATGCGGATCATCAATAATCAATAAATCCGCACCTTTACCCGTTACAGAACCGCCAACACCAATAGAAAAATACTCACCACCTTTATTAGTAGCCCATCGCCCAGCCGATTTATTATCTGCTTTTAGTTTAACGTCATTAAATACTTGATTATATTCTTCTGAATCAATTAAGTTTCTAACTTTACGTCCAAAACCAACCGCTAATTCAGCAGTATGTGAGGTCTGTATTATCTTTTTATTAGGATTTTTACCCAAAAACCAAGCAGGTAATAAATAACTTGCAAACTCACTCTTGGTGTTGTGCGTGCATATATAACCAGTTTCAGCCAAGAACAAACCATCTTCTCGCGCCACTTTAATGCACTGAGTATTTCCTGTTTGTTCTAGGCGTTTTATGCTTATATATCGGCCAAATGTTTCTTTTACTTGCTTAGTACGTTTTTCTTTGCGCGGCAGTATCGCAATATCTTTTGCGTAAAACGATATCCTGTATGTTGGGCCGTAGCTTTTTTGACCTATTTTTGCTTCAGTAACCGATAGACTGTTTTTAATACCTAGGCTAGCAAGCAATTGCCGAACATCGTCAATAATAAATCTGTTGCTCTGTGAAAACGTACACTGTCCAGCTTTGCTAACACAACCGTCTGTGTCCATAAGCCCTTTTAATAAATCTCGGCGCTGGTCTGGCGATCCTTCCAGATAGTGGCTTGGTATGTGTTTATCGCCCAATACGCCCAGCTCACGCAATTTAACCTTAAGCCCAATAACCCCGAAAGTCATTTTGGTGGATTGATCAGTGGTTTTGTACCCACGTTTTTCAATTTCTGCTCTTACGATTTTTGCATCTTCGTCTTCCATGGTGATAACAGCTTGAGATGAATGCCCGTCCCCAAGCCAAACACCAAAGACATACGGATCTATCAAAAATTCTTTTCGTTCGTATTCAACCGGGTTTACATCAGGTAGTCTTGGCAAACGAGGGTTTTTTTGCGTTTTCCCAGCTATAAACTCAACCTCGCCGGAACGCTTTGTCCGTAATACTTCGCCGTTTTGACGCCTCCACAACTGCTCAGTTGTGTAATCACGGTAAACATTGACGCGCCTATTAAGCCTAACAGTCCATAGATGCTCACCATCAACCGTAAGCGTTGCACCGTCGTCGGTCTTTACTTCGTACAAATCTCGGCCTACAAATACCTCTGATTTGCCAAGAACTTGTGTTGGCTTTCCGTCTGGGCCAAAGACGAAATCTCCAACTTGGAGATCCAACATGCTTTTCCAGCCCTTAGTTGTAGGTATCATCATGCTAGTCATTATAGCATGACGTGGTGCCATGTTAATAATAAGACGTTTATTATGTCCATTAACAACATTTTCAAATGCCTTAGCCACTACTTCATGATGTTTACCTGGTATAAACCCTGGCCACATGCGTCTTACAAACGCCATAAAGTTATTTTGCGCCAGGTTCTTAGCATCTTCTTGCTCCAGTTCCTCTATCTCCTGAAGCAATATCCTTTTCTCATCCTCTGTAAGAAGATGAAGCTTCCCGGCAGCCGCTTTGGCTAACTGCCTAATGTCCATCTTTCTTCCTTATAACCCTCACACTCCTGCTCTTCCCAGGTGTGCGTTTCAAATACCCCTGCTTACACAGACTCTTCACAAGCCTATGCACATTACTCTTACTATCTTGTAAGAGCACAAACCGGATATCGTCATACGACGGACCAAAGTGATACAACTCCCACCAAGTCTTCACCGCCAACAATACTTTGGCTTCGGCCTTGGTCACTCAAACCTCCCCTCTCTTTGCCATAAGGTCATCACAATCTTTTCACCCTTAACAACCGGGTCCCCACTATGTCTCACCAACTCCATAGGATTACCCTGCTCATCTACATTCATAAAACACACAGCGCTGCCACGTTTAGGCGTCACCGTCATACCCAAATTAGGAAATGACGTACCACCCCCTTCATCTGCACACTTCAAATACACCACCACAGTCCCATATCGCTGACCGCCACGCTTAAGCTGCTCCTTCCCACCCGCTGAATCATCAAACCAATCCACATGCGGCCGGTACTCACAACCCTGCTGATATCTCAATATCTGTAACCCCTCTCCATACTCCACAGGCCAGTCCGTTAACTTGGCTAGCCTCTCTTCTATACTCTTCAAAAACCCATTCTCATACTTCCTAAACCCAACCCCATCACTCGTCCTACCCTCATCCTCCCTCTCGCCACCCTGGTGATTAACAACCTTATTCCTCTTAACCCCCTTATAAAACGCCAACCCTATCAATACATCACACTCCATATCACTCAACACATCATCCACAACACTCACCGGCCCAGACCTAACAATCGCCCTACCAGGATTAGGCCTCCAACCCAAAAGCCCCATGGCCTCCTTACTACTAACACCATGACCCATCATGACGTCATATAACTGCTTCCTACTACACCCCCTACCAATACCATCCCTAACCCAATCACTCCACATCACCTAACCTCTTCTGCACCTCATCCCTAGCCTCCTCCCTAGGCTGCCACTCTATCTTCGGCACCTCCCCCATCGTCTCCGCATACCACCTCTTAGGATCCTCCCATATAGGCCTTTCCTTTTTTTTCCTACCCCCACTATGGGAACCCACTTCCTTCTCCATGGGGGCCTCTTCCGAGGTAATTCCGCCCATGGGCGGAATTGTAGACTTTAGTAGGGGGTGGGGGTCTTCTTCTGGGGCATCCAAAGAATGATCGGATGGTTCGTGTGGATTATTGGACCTAGCGCCGCCCCCAGCCCCCTGGCTACTTTGCCCCTCCCCCCCTAGGGTAGGGTCGCCCTCGTGCGCCTGCGCGTGTGCGGGTGGGTGCGCGTCCGTGCGTGCGTGCGCCTCAACGTCGATCACCCCGCCGAGTCGGGCTAGCTTTTCCCTAAGCTTGGCCGTGGTGTCGCTGCCGGTTTGATGCGTGACCACTGAGCGGGTTTCGAAGGCGCTCACGTCGGCAAGCTGGCCGAGCATACGCAAAGCCTGAAGGCGATCGCTATCCTTTTTGGCTGTGCGTGCGAGGTGCTGAAGGGAATCCACGAGGAAAGAACGTATTTGCAGGGGGTTTTGCGAATACCTCAGACGCTCGACCGCTTGTTGCTGCTCGATCGCCTTGGTCACTTTTGGGTGATTGGCCACCGCCCAAGCTTCAACGCCTACCTGCTTTGGGTTGCCGTTTGTATCGTAGGCCTGAATGTACGCATCCCGCTTAGTCGATCCCTCTGCTATCGCCTGGACGAACTTGCGCTGCTTTGGTGTTAGGTCAATTGCTGGCATCAATACCTTATCCGCTGGCACCCCACGGCCTATAGCCCTCACTGCTGCCGGTGGTAGTTCGCTTGCCTCGCTTGCCATGCTTTGACCTTCCCTCGCCTTGTGAACGAAATAGAAACGCATTATGACCGTTTATCGGGCGCCGTCAACCGTTTGTCCGAAAGGCCGCTTATCTCCGACCAATGGTTGATTCTAGCTGACAATTGGCTATTGACAGCCGATGTATTGTCAACGATACTTTGCTTTGCAGTTCAACCCCCCTTACACAACCTGGAGCAAACGACATGAAAACCTTTCGCCTAACAGTAACCGACGGATTACTCAGCTTTCCCCATGGGGGCCATGACACTTGGGAAGGTGGCGGAATCTATGACGACCCGGCTATTCCTTCCCTTCTGATCTTCCGTTATGCCGCCGGCGACGTTGATACCTTTGCTTGGCCGCTTGTTGGCAGCTTTGCCGACCTTCAAAAGAAACGCACTCGCCTAGCTGCCGCCCTGTACGCTGAGCGCGAATGTAATCCATGCTTCCCGGCCGATGCATTGATTGAACTCCCCGATGGCGAGCCCTTCGACTTCGATCAAGTCCTGGCCGATGCAGAGAACCAGCGCCGCCGGGTTTGGGCAGACGCTTATTTTGATGCCCGCGCTTGTGGCTTGTCTGAAGATGAAGAAACCGCACACGCCCGCGCCAAGCTTGCACCATTGAACGTTTGAACAACCCTTGGAGCTGTCCA